CAGTACCCCCAAGTGTGATGGCATCGGCTTCCAGTGTGCCGTGAAAGTGCCCGTCCTTGAACTGCTTGCTAGATGACCCAAGGTCAACATCTGCGTCTGTTACAGGCTCAAGCACACCGTCTTTCAGAACAATCTGATCGGCAGCAGCAGCGCGGAAGATGATGTTGTTGTCCGTACCAAAGTCAATGTCGTTGTCAGCATCACGGCCGATCACCAAACTTGCGTTCAATACTGAAGTGATGCCTGTCTGGTCTGCATCTACAGTAAATGTCAGATCGTATGGGTCTGCATCAGTACCGTTATCAGTGTCTGTCCAGTTGGTCGTGATACCTGAACCAATGAACTTTACTTCCTTGCCGTTGGATACTGTGACTTCATCCCCGCTGCTATCCTCAAGAATCCAGTTGTCCATATTACCGGAACCGGACGTCTGAGAATCAACGTAGGCTTTGATGCTTTGCTGCGTGGCCAGAGCAGTTGCACTGTTGCTCGTCATATTGTCTTCGTCATTGATCGCGGTAACTGTGGCGCCGCTAGCAAGAGTCAGACTGGTGTTTGCTGTGATCCCGCCGCCATCTGCAATCGTGATTGCGTCGTCGCCATCGGTAAACGAAACCTTGGCTGTTTTGATTTCACCGGTTGTTGAAATATCACCAGAAGAAGTGATGGCTCCTGTTTTTATCGCAGCATCGGTAAGAGATAAATCACCGGTTGTCGCGCCCGTAAACGAACCAGTCCCGACCGTGACCTTATCTTCACTTTCGTCCCACCCAATAAATACGTTGGTGTCGCTACCACGCTCAATAACAATCCCCGCATCGCCTGAAGCTGAACCTGTTACGCCGTTACCCAACTCAATAATCTTATCCGTCAACACACTATTTGTTGTTGAAACTGTGGTCGTCGTTCCGGTCACAGTCAAGTCACCCTCAACAGTGACATTACCACTAGCGTCTTGTTTTAGAACGTTACTAAAAAGACTGCCGACAAGATTAGACATTACGATCTCCAATTAAGGTGTACATTTGTAACCGTCGTAGCAGCACTTGCTTTTGCAACCAAATACAATGTACCACTTGTTGTATTTGAGACTGTGGTGTCAAAATGATAATCTTTCCCAATCGTATACGAAACACCGCCCGTTGTCGCCCCTCCAGCAACGCTCATGGTAACCGTTTGGGTTGCATCAGCCGCTTCAATTGTGACAGGAACCTTTCCTGCTGAATCGCGGGCGAGGAAAATAGTAACCGTGTCCGACGATGCAACATCAGCAAGTTCAAGTTCAATCGAATCAAGAAAACAATCGTCAGGAACACTGGTCGATTTTTTGTTTGACGCCAAACCAGTCAAAGCAATTACGGAATAACTTGTGGTTAGCGATGCCGACGTAAGTATCGTGGAATACCCGAACTTTGTAAACTGCCTAATCATTTAAAACTCCCAACACAAACTGCGTATAGTGTAACACCTTTTTACTCCAGATCGATCTCCATGTCACCTGGATCAGACTTTTTCAATTTTTCCTGAATATCTTTTGCCTCTTCAAGCCGCTCGTCTGTTTCATCCGATTCGTATTTTGACGTGTCAACATACCTCGCACGGCCCCGCTCTTTGAATTCTTGGAATGTGCCCTGGGCTTCCTTCTCACGCTCATAAGCCTCACCCGCTGCAGTTTTTCTTGGGTTTACGTCACGAACGTCCATGATTCCAAGGGTTCTCATCCATTTTTGAAAATCACCGCGAGCACCAGCTAACTCTTCTGCTGGCGTTTCCTCCATCTTTTTCATATAACCGTTCAGTTCATCAAATGGTGAGTGCTTCAAAAACATAGCAGGCAAACCACCGCTAATGTAATAACGTTTGGTCGGGGCTAAAACTCCGCCGCGCAAATACGGGTCTTCGGGCGGAACTTTAATTTTACCCGACCGATAGTCTTCCATAGCTTCTGAATACTGCATTTTTTTCGCTAATGGATCTTCCTTAGGATCAACTGCAAGAATCTCAAATCCGCGCGAATCCAATAATTTAGCCAGTGGTGCCGCAATTCGATACGGTGCGGCTGATTTATTTAGATCAACTGCAGCAGCTAAATCGGCTGCAAGCAACGCTCTTTCAGGCTGAATAAGTTCCAACAAAGGATAGGCAACAGTAAACAAGTCGCTGCCGTCATCCTCATTTAAAATATACTCCGGTCCAATTGTCCGCATATTATCCATAATTTGGAAGATTGCTGACGTTGTAAGAACTGTATGGTTTGCGGCTGCTTTGTAACTTTGTTCCGGTATTAGAAACGTACTAAACGTTCTATTGGGATCGCTAACCGAAAGTAACGCATGGAATGTCTTATTCGCCTCATTCATGGCGTATGGAACTTTAATCGCGTCACGAGTCAAATCGAATCGAGCCATAGATGATCTCGACGGTTTCTCTACGTAAAAACGGTTGAACACACCCCGGTACTTTTTCATCTTGTTGCGTAGCTTAAGACCTTCAGAATCTATTTCGTACCAACGACCATCTTCAAATATTGTACTTCGACCAGAAAACGCAAGCTGAATTTGACGTTTCAGCGGTTCAGGGATTTGAGCAATTGGCACACCATATTCTTCGAACAAAGCATTTTTGAGTCCTTCATACGCATCACGCTCAGTGTCATTCATTTGGTCAACGTTAAACCCAAGAGGATCTACCATGTCTTCGTACAACATTTCAGACATAAAATCTGTGCCTTTCGAATATGACCGATTCAAAACACCGAGTCGGTAGGCGCCACGAGGACTAAAGACAACATCGAGTAGTTGACGATTGGCGTTCTTTTGGAACGCCCAGAAGGGGAAAAAGACACTGATGAGCCAGTGTCTGTCTGCTTTTGACATGGACCCAGCGTAGTCATACAAAGCGTCAATGCTAAGACGTGCCGCCTTGCGTGGGTCAACACCCATTTCGACAAGGGTCAGCATCGCGCCAAAACGTTCGCGCTCACTCCAACCTTCCGCCATGTCCTCGGCGATCTTAACCATATCGCGCGCAGTCGGTGCGCCAGGAATCTTCATTAATCCTGTGCGTTTCTGCATGTCAGAAATAAACATGTCGCCTACCTGGCGAATTTTTGTACCCAATTCAGCCGTATCAAAAGACGCGGCCAGCCCTTCCTCAACACCAATTCTACGCAGGTCGGCGTATGAATAAGCGACACCATCGACCATAAGGCTTCCTGGTCGACCCTCGAGTAGATCGTTCAAGTCTCCGCGCCATTTGGATGATCGAGTTAAACTCGCAGCCAAGCTTGCGCCCGCATCACCCATGCTCGTAAGTTTTGATCTCAGTATCTCACCCGCTTCATTCTTTCCGGCTTTTTGAATACCTAAAAGAGCGGTTTGTATCGCAGGGTTCGCCGCAAAAGTTTGCGGGATAACTCTCATTGTAGACACAAGTGCTGGACGGAACCCTACAATTTGGCTCATTTGGTTAAAGTGATCCATCGTGTTCATCCAGAAATATCTGGATTTCAACAAGAAATGACCTCGAACCATTCGGGTTTTCAGGTAGCGAGCCGTCCAAGCCATAGCTAATTGTTGTGTCGTCTCAGCCTCGCGAATACCCTTACCGATTGCTTCAAAAAGATCCCCACCTTCAATCTTTATTGTGGGATCAGTTGCTTGCTCCAGCGCCATCGCAAGTTTTTGTCGCGCCATTTTGGGTACGTAAAAATCTAAACCCTCTAATGTTGCGGCTTCTAAAAAATTAGGATTGTAGCCATGCACCTGAAATATTTGCTGCACGCGTGCAAAGTCTTCAGGGTCGTCAATTGCCTCACCCATAATCCATTTCTTAAAGTTGGTGGCGTCTTTCGCGTCCACGACCAAGCCGAGATCAGCCCACTCCAATCGAGCCTTCATTGCTTGGCCGTGACCGGCGATTAAACAAGTAACTCTATTCGCCACTGGAGCATCTTTGATGCCCTTAGCCTTAAAAGCACTGCTAATATCTGTATAAAGTTTCTCGAACTGCAGGACTGAATTGTTTGACAAACCCTCTTTCGCAGCCACGTTACCGGTGATTTCAAAAATACTTTTGAGCACTTTGGCATGAGAGGGCTCGATTAATCCTTTTTCAGTAAGACCTGTTGCCTTGAATATGTCAGACAACAGCATGCTACCCGAAGGATTAAATACTAAATCCCTAAAAGCTTTTTCAAATGCTTCCTGTTCTTTCTCACCGAAGGGAAGCTTGTCGCCGATCTTTTGGTCCAGCTTTTCCTGCAGAAGCATAATCTGCTTAAACCTTTCTGTATTTTCTGCACCCTGAAAGTTCGCAATATATTTTTGAAGCGACTCAACCGAAGCACCCATCATATCGTGACCAGCACTTAAAACGTTCCGACCAGATTTAAACTTTACTGATGGACTTCCCGTAATGTACTGAACAAGTTTATCGCGTACACCCTCACTAATTAGAGTGACGGTTTCACCAACACTTTGTTGCGTGATCCTAACTCCAGCACGAATGCTATCCCGAATAGCAGGCGGTAAACCTCTCATATCTTCGATTGCATCACCACCGAGATAAATGAATCGGGCCGCTTTTGCCAACGGCTTTGACTCTTTCACGTATTGATCTACCAATTGCGAGGGAGTCAATTCTTTGATGGCGCTAACCTGACTTTCCAAAGCAATTTTTTTAGTCGCAGGATTGTCTATGAATTCTTGTTTTCGGGCAAACGCATGGGCACCATCAGCCCATTCTTGCAGCGTGTATGATGCTTGGGCCTTTTTGGTTCTTAAACCGCCCAAAGAAACTGGTCCTGGCAACTCAATCCTGACCTCTTTGGTTAAGTCTTTACTTTTTTCCTCGTATGCTTTGAGAACTTTCTTTTTAAGTTCTTTTACTGATATCGGATAGCCCATCCGATCGGCGCGCTGAGATACTTGCAAAAGATATTTTTGCTGTGTGTTTGTCGGTAGGTCATCGATCAACGCACGACGAATTGCTTTAAATAGGTTTGGTGCGCCAGTATACCGAGGCTTTTGTCCGTACAAGAGATTGCCGAATACCTCTTCAATCTCAGACGACGGCGTAAATCGTGCGCCATCAGCTTGAGCCTTTTTAGCTGAAAAGAAACTCTCAACCACAAAGTCCCGAACTTTTTCAAACGTTGACCGTAAATCCTCAACTGGTGGTGGCGCATCCTTCACAAAAGCTGCAAAAGCCTTAGCAAAAGCTTGCTCTGCTTGCTCAACAACTTCGGGGTTATCGGCTATAAATGCAGAACCCTTTGCCTGTACTTTAATGCCTTTCGAAGACAACCAAGAAACAACCTTACCCATTTCGTCTGCGTTTAGATCACGTCGGGCAATACGGTTAATTTGAAGCATTAAGTTTTCAACTGTCGTCGCCTCTTCCATCACACGAACAATCGTCTGCGTATCAGCAATAAACCGTGATGGCTGCACGGCCTCATCAGCTTTAGCCAAGTCAGTAAACTCCGGTTTTTTCGTCGCTAAGATTTCATCGGGTAACTTTGCCAAATCGTCTTTTGAAATAACGTAACGATGCGAAATGCCTTTACCTTTGTCAACTCTAGCCAATCGGTCAAAGGGTATACCTTCGCTGTCTAAACGAGCGTAAATACGTTGGGCGTCTGCGGACGGATTTACGTCACTTGAAAAAGCCAATCCATCTTTTTTCGCTTTCTGTAAAGCAAGACGGTACAAGTTAGCGCCCAAGCCTCTACCCTTGAGATTTTCCGGTAGCGCCACAGATTTAACTACGAGTGCGCCGCCTGAGACTTCAAACACCATACCGGAAACAAAATCCATACCTTCCGTGTCAACAGAATCACGTATAGCTTTTGTCGTTAAAAGTTGATTGCCCAACTCTAATTTACGTATTTCAGGATCAGCTAAAACATCAGGAAACAAATCAATTGCTTCAGACACTAAATCAGCATCGGCGCCAGTATCAGCCCCAACAGTCGGTCTACGCTGTAACTTAGGAATTAAACTTGAAAATCCACGAGTCGGATCAGCATAAATATCTGCAAGACTCTCACCTGTTTTATCGTGAATGTTCTTCAACATTGTGTCTAAGTGCCGCGTAATATGCATTGCTGTATCGCCACGCATAGCGGGAAGGGCATCTTCAAGTTGAGCGCGGAACGCCAAAGCAACAGGAGACAGTTTGTCCGTGCCAATTTCCTCGTATTTGTTTGCAACGCTTTGAATTACAGGGGCGACATCAATTTTAGACTGCTTCGCAAAAGTCGAACGTACAAGCGCATGCGCCGCGCCTCGAGACTCGACCACACCAGCCAATGAGTTTGTCACGTCGACAACAGCTTGATTTAAATCAGCTTCGCTAACTGACTTTACTGTTTGCCGCGCTAAGTTCTGCGCCGCAACACTTTGTTTATTTATCGTTTCATCCAAAGAATCCATTATGGTTTTCTTGAGTTTCTTTTCTCCTTTTGGAAACTTCGAGACAAACTCATTGAGACGACCCTTGAATTCTGTGGGGTTTTGAACCAACAACCTTGATGCTTCAGTGCTTCTCAAAAATGTGAACGTGCTTTGAATTAAATCCGTTACTTGAGCCGTTTGCTCTTCTGTTTGTACGGTTTTAAATCCTCGCTTGCTAAGCTGTTTGCCCAAAGCTTCAGTAATCGGACTTATGTTTTCGTTGTAAACTTTTCGTGCCCAAGCGCCCGCAGTATCTTTGTTTTGAACTTTTTTCGTCAGTTCAATCAAGCCATCAATTTTTGGTACAACATCAAAAAACTGTTCGTACCCCACCAACTGTGATTCGGCTTCGCCTCGGGCAAGAACACGGCCGACAGCCGGATGAACGTAGTCTTGGCGCAAACCAAAATCAGAAAACCCAAGAACTTCGTCTAGCTTGTCACTGCCAGAGCCTCTCAACAAAGGCACTTCACGGGCGATCTCGCGGGAAACAACTTCATCGGTGCGGTCCACAGACCTCGCCATTTCAGGTATGTCTCTACGGACGGGCTTCTCGGCATCCTGCGCCAGTCGAGCAGAATCCTTCGCTTGCTCTAAAAGTTTGCGGGCGTCACCATAATTACCTGCAGCAATGTCATTTGCGGCTCGATTGATCAAAACTTGAGTGTTAATCATTTCAGTCGCCGCTGTGCCCAAAAGGTCTAAGCCCTCCGAAACGCTAAGCACCGGGTCACCACCAGCCGCACGTTTAAGTTTGGTGATGCGGGTGTTGACGGCAGGAGCAAATTTTGCAGCCAGCTCCTTTGCTGTAGCACCGGCCTTAGCCAACCCAAGCGTTGGGTCCGGTGCCAAAATGTCAATCATCAAACCGCTCAAACCATAAACAAGTGCCTTCGTGTCGCTGCTCCTGGCGCCCTCGCTTGATAACATTAGCTTAGTAAAATCTTTGGCTTCCTTTACACCTTCAATCGAGCCTTCCTTCAAAGCCTCAATAAACGACTCACCTTCTGGTCCACGCAACACCCGCTCTGCTCCGCCAGCGCCGACGCTCAGAAAAATGTTTAGTTTGTTGAACAGCGAATCTAAGTGGCCTTCCGCCCGGTAGACGGGAACACCTTTTTGATCTAAACCAATTAGTTGGACGCGATTGCGGCTCGCCGCTTCAAACAAACGTGGCAAGTAAGCGCCATCTGGACCCAAACGCTCTTCTTGCATGTAGTTATCGGGGTCCATAAACTCGTACGATACAAACGCAGGAACACCTAGCTTTCCGGTAGTCAGATACATTGCTACCTGTCGCACGTTGCCTTTAATAATGTCTTGTCGAATCTTGTACTCTTTTGAGTCTTCAGACATTGATTTCGCTAAAAAAGCTTCCTTGGTCAGACCCAACTTTTTCGCGATGATTCCGACGTCATACTCAACCCCCGTCTTCATCAATTCTTGAAAGGCACTATCTGAAAACGTTTCCCGAATGCTGTCAGCCGAGTCTTCACTAAACTGAGCAAGCTTATTGGCAATGAGTTTTGCACGTTCTTTCTGTGCTGGATCAGATACAGCGTCGGGATCAGTTAACTGACGTACCGTTTGATTAAACGTATTGTGTGCGGCGGTGCCTGGTGCCGCGATCTCGTTTAAAACATTGCCGTCCTTCGCCTCTTTGTCGGTCATCAAACGATATTTAGATCGTGCATCACGCTGCATCATTTCTAAAATTTCAGCGCGTTTCTCAAATTCAATCTGGTCTCGAGCAGTTGTTGCCGGCGTCTGCTTTGCCGCCTGATCCAACAGCCGATTAGCTTGGCCTAAATAAGCTTGTCGGCCCTTAACATCACCAGGCTTTCGTGCAGGTTTCTCGAACTGAAGCATAAATTGTTTTGTAAGTTCGTTCGCATCAACGTTTTTGTCCCGAAAAACAGCTAAGTTATCTCGAGTGTTAACTGCCTCAATAATCTTTTCCATTTGAAATCGCGGATCTTGAAGCTGCTCTACAGTAAAGTTTCGACCCTCACCCGAACCCGCACGATTAAACTGCCACACACCGTGGGAGTCTTCGCCACCAGCCTGATTTTTACCAAACGGGTCAAGACGGCTTTCCGCAATACCATTGGCAAGAATCGCAGCCATTTGAGGTTTGGTGAATCCAGCTTCCGTACCCATTTCGTAAACAATCTTTGCAACTTCTGCCTGTCGTTTAGATGGGTCTCGGATTTTTTTAAAGTCGATTGGCTTTGTAGCTTTAGTTAGATCACTTGACTTGAATTTATCTAACTCAGCCTTTGTAACGTTAATTTTCTTTTCGCCCGAAATAACTCTGGCTTTCCCAATATCAGCAATTTGCTGCTTTCGAAAATCAACCCGATACTTGGTCCTGATGTCTTTTATTCCTGACTTACGTTCAGAAAGAGGTTTTAAGGACACCATGCCATCAGACTCTAAACCCTTAAGTACTTTATTAGGATCTTGACCCTGACGCCCCACTTTTTCGATTAACTCTCCAACCTCAAAACCTTGATTGATTGCCGCCTTAAAAAACTGTTCTTCTGTTAAACCTAAACGGTTGCTATGCTTTTTTACAATTGTGGGAAGGGAAAGAAAAACATTTTCTGCACCCTCAAAAGAACCAGGACCAAACGCAACGTCACGCTCAGACTTGACAAAATCAGCCAATTCACGAACCCGAAGATCGACACTAACAGAATCAATTTCCGAATTTTCTTTCTCTTCGAGCGATGAATTACCAACAACAGGCGTTATCGTTGACTTCGGCTCGGACTCAACTACCTGTTTATCTTGGGCCACAAATACACCTCAACTATTCTTCAGCCGTAACATCTGAGCCCGAAGACCCTAATAATTTTTCGTAGTAAGCTGCAGCCATCCTCAATCGATTACGTTCTTGTTTTTTTGATTCAAAATCGTCAAAAATCGGTCGCGCAATATTTTTTAAGCGTTTGATTTCTTGATCAATAACCATAGGGTCGAGGCTAATATAGTTGTCTGATTCGTCCCTTACTGCATTTTGAATTTGCCTATACAAATTAACACGCTCAACACCAATTTTATTTTTGGCTATTTTTATCCCCGGTGACTTTCGTTGCTTTGTCAAATCAAACTGAATTGGTCGAGCCCCGTGAGCCGTAGTAAGGACATGTGCTGCACGCTCAAGTTCAGGGTCTTGCAAGTTTTTAATCTGTTCCGCCAACAATTCGGATCGAGCCTTAAGAGCAGGAAAATTATTTTCCAAATCAAATTCTTCGATTTTACGTGCAATTTTGTTTCCGGCTTCTGAAATCTGTTTTCGCGATTTTCCCTGAGGCATAAAAAGAACGCCTGGATTACTCTGAAACTCTTCGTAGTCAGGTGGTGTTTCTTCACCTTCAGGCGTTACCAATTTACGTATTAGCGTTTCCCCTAAATAAGCTCCTGGGGAATACTCCGCCTGGGGACTCGGAACTCGAATGGTTTTACCCTTAAGCCTAAATTTACCTCGCTCTTTTTCATAAACGTCTCTAAGTTCCTGTCGTTTTTCGTCACCGCGTGTGTCTTTTTTGGCCTTTTGACCCCGCTGTATTACCGCTTTTTCCTCGGCAGTACCCGTATCCGCCGTTGCCAGTTCCTCTCGAGTAGGTAATCTTCGACCCTCTTGAGATTCACTCGAATAATCAATCGCGTCTGAATCAATCGTCGTGTCAGTATCCTCGGTGCCAGTATCCTCGGTGCCAGTATCCTCGGTGCCAGTATCCTCGGTAGCTGCAGCACTAGCAGCCCCGGCGCCAGCACCACCAGTAGCTGCAGCATTACTCGCAGCAGCATTACTCGCAGCAGAAGCTTTAGTTCCAACCTGCTTTGATGCTTTCATCAAGATTTCGATCATGTCACTCTCCCGCCAAAAGATCCGAAGGACTTTGATCTTGTTTCAACAACCCTCGTTGGATTTGTCCGGCTTCTCGTAAATTCTTTCGTCTTTCTCTACGCCTTTGTTTCAGCCCTTCGCCAAAGACAGATTGCAGATTTGATTTCATTTCATCCATTTTTTGCTTCTGATCTGCCAGGTCACTTGGATCTGTGTCAACGCCAGGAACAATACCTGAAGCTGGAGTTCCTGCTTCATCTTTAACTTCATCTTTGTCAGTCGTTTCATCACCTTCAGAACTAGTAACTGTTGGAGAACTAAAAGCCGGTAAGAGGGGCGCAACCACAGCCTCGTCAAGGCCTACGGACTTTGGATCAGGGGCTTGAGAAAGTTCACCAACTACCGCCAAGTGCGCGGGGGTGCCGGGCCTAATCGGAGTTCCTATGCCGCGACCGGTCGGAGAGCCTGCAATCGTAATGTTGCCGTCGAAGTCGACATTGTATTTGTAGCCGCCCTTGCCTTCATAGATGCCACGCTTGAGCGACTCCAATCTTTGACCCGCAGGCATACTCGCCGGTTCGCTCTTCACCGCTCTCTGGCGCCTACGTAAAATCGTTTGCTGTTCCTGTGTAAGACCAGGGGCAGGGCCGACAGCCCTTTGACGAGCCTGTTCGTCGCTCATACCAGTAAGGTCTAAAGGATCATCACCCGTGAGACTCGGATCAGGGGCTTCACCAATTTGATCTGCCAAACTAGTTTGACCGCCAGAACCGCGCGGCGCGGATAAAACTTCCTGTTGCTTCGCTTCGAAAGCTTGTTTCAGTTTCTCAGCCCTGCGACGAGCGAATGGCTTAGTATCCGCCGCTGCCGTGTCTGCAGCCTCGTCCGCTGTAGACGTCGCAATCGCTTCCAAGCCGGAGTCTGTAAGCGATGTGACTGACTCCGGTTGCCGACCCTCTTGCGCAGCCTTAACGGTTTCGACCGACTTAAACTCTTTGACTGCCTCAGGATCACCTTCGAGTTCGACAAAACGATGGCCCATAACCGTACGTTCGTTTTTCGTCTGACCCCGAAGCGGATCATACTCTTCATCAGTAACCTCAACGTTCATTCCCTGTAGCGCTTGATCTCGACGTTGCTTAGCGACATTTGAAAAAATCAACCTGTCTTTTTCAGGAATGCCGCCTGGATCAGACTCCAGATTAGCCATTCCAATACCATCTAATTCGCCCGAGTCGAGTGCAGCTTGAGTCAGCGGAGGATACTGTTTCTCTCCGTTTTCATCAACAATGATTGCGCTAAGCGCACGAGACTCAGCAGCGTTTACCGTCTGAAGCAAGGCTTCGTCCTCAACAGGATTAAGGTTTAGGTTGCCGTCATTATCACGGTCCATTGAGAAAACGTTGCCGTTTGGATCAACGATATATTGTTTACCGCCTACAAATTTCCCGACAAACTCAGTTTCAGCCAGTTTACTTCTAAGTAATTCATCAAAATCGGCTTGCTCAACATAACGGCCCGTAGCCTTATCCAAAACAAGACGACCATTCTCACGGGCCACAGATTCACTACGATCATCAATCTTGAACCTGTTGCTCAAAGACTCAATCTTATCGCCGCGACGAAACAGTAAACCTTTCGCGCGTCGAGCCAACGGTGACATTTTGTCGGGCTTACGATCGAGAAGTATAAACCGACGATTGGTTCCTGCCGGAATAACAATAGGCTCTTCAATGCCTGGAACGGCAACACGAACGGCGCCTCGATCAGCAGCGTGGAATTTCAGACGCTCACCAACTAAAGTTTTACCTTCATGTTGAAACTGAACAATGTCACCAGTTCCAATACTTTGGAACCCATATCTTCCCGCACCACGCTGAAACTCGCGCTCAAATGTTTTTTCAATTGCCGCATCGTCCCGACCAGGAACGTACGAGCCTGGAATGGGTCGACCACTCTTGTCATACGCAACAGTGCCCATTTCATCAAAGCCGTGATCTGCAGCCCACTCACGAATATAAGGATTCGCCGCTCGCTTCTCTAACTTAGACAAAAGTTGTTTCTGTTCTACCGTCTGTTGTTTTTTCGGTGTTCCGCTAAGTTGCTCGATCTCCTTTTTTAAGCCAGCCGCGTTTGCCTTTCGTTCGTTGTAGATTTCTATCTCTTCGCCAAGCTGTTCTACATTCTCAAGTTCAATTCCAGAGCCATCACGCATAACTTCGTCGACGAGAGTAAATCCGTCCGCGATTTGTTTTGCGACGTCTACAATTTTTTGTGGGTCTTGCAACGTTTCAAGCGTTTCAATTTTCGCAGTTATCGCGGCATGCTCTTCGTTAATCGCATTCAAATCATCGACAATAAGCTGACGGCTCTTGTTGTACTCATCAAAAATATTGTTGGGCTTGAAGTAGTTTGTTTCTATTTCAGAAGGTTCAATTCCAAGCTGAAGTAAAGGTGAATTTTGAGGATCTGCTAACTCGTCATAGTTTGTCAGTATACCTTGTGCATCAAACTGAAATAGTTGTTTCCCTCCAAACTCAACCTGTTCAAGAGCCTTTCTTATTGAATTTGCTTGAGCAAGATTTTGTGGGTTGGCGATTCTCTTGCCGTCTGCGTATGCATTTTCTCTCGTCAGCGCCTGCAAAAGAGCGACATTTCGATCCCCGCCCTGAACCTTGACAGACTTCTCGAGTATTTGATCTAACTCTGGCCAACTATATTGATCCAAATCGTCGAGTATCTTTTGTCCATCTGCTTGGTTTTTCTTCAACGACGCAACCAAACTTTTCGCTTGATTCGCGTCCAAAGCGCTATCCGTCAAAAGACGGATCATCTTATTACGTTCTTGTTGGTACTTAAAACCAAGCTGCATTCTATCAATGTTTTCTTCCGACAAAGCAGACATAATAACTTCGTACTGCTTACGGCGATCCTGAAGAGCATCTAAGCGCTCTTTTTCTTTTAAGATACCTGCTTCGAGCAAGAAATCTCTTTTATCTTTTCCACTTGGTTCTTCCTTACCCGAGCGAAGCGCCGCACCTAAAGTGGCAAAATAATTTGCGTCAAAAGCAGCCATCAGTCGTCCATCCTATCAAGCGTAAGTCGGTAATTCGCCAACAATCGTAGATTCATCAATTGGAGAAGTGCCAGAATCAGTTGTGGTCTGTGTTCCGGTTTTTGTACCGCCACCGCCAAACTCACCGAATGCGCCCATCTGCGCTCCAGCCATCAACCCACCACCAAGGGTTCCCAAAAGACGAGAACCTAAACCTTCAAATTGAGGTGTTGTAGTAGGCATACCAGCCCTTGTCTTTGTGTAGTCAATCAACAAAGCATCATCAGCCCGTTTTTTCGCTTCAGCCAAATAGTCTGACTCACGCTCAATACCCAATCGCGCACCAGCCAAAGCATCGGCTCGACGCTTTTGAAGTGCGTCCATCATTTGAAATTGCTTTCCTGAACCATAAGGAAGTTGAGCACCCCTAATCAGTTGAGTTTCTGCGTCTTTTGTTTGGGCCTCAAGATCCTTTTGAACTTGAGCAAGCCTCTCTCTTCTCTGCGCGTCACTTAATTCGTACGATTCAGGGTCAGCCCTATTCTCTTCGGCTTCCTCAAGCAAAGGTGCAAACCCTTCCTCAACACCCTTAATGCGATCTGCTTCAGCTTTTTGTTGTTCTTCAAAGAATTCCCGCTCTCTTTTCGCGTCGAGCCCGGCTTTGATACCCCCAAATAACATAGCGGTGCCCAAAGCTATGTAAGGCACCGCAGGCCCAAGATTTGCGGACAACACTTCCATGTTTGAATCACCATAAATCAAACACAAAACATAAAAAGCAGCGATAAAAACTTTTGCTGCCGGATGAAATTTGGGTAGCAAGTAATTCATGTAAACCTCGAACCAAAGCAATTATAACAAATTCAACACCCGTGCGTTCCTAATACCAAGACTAAGTTTACCGACTAACTCAAAATAACCGCGACCAGTTGCAAATGTGCTTTGCTGGCTACCAAGGTTTTGCAAGTAAACACCTTCGCTTTCGGGCTCGGCAATAGACGCCTCAACAGAAATTTCATGGTAACCCTTAGACAGGGCAACTTGGTGATGAAGGTCAAAGTGACGAGCAGTGTGCATTTCACTGGCGACATATTGAGGATTACCGCCTCTCGCTGTCTGATTAAATTTGTTCGTAAAAGTTCCTGGCGGTAGAGTCGCAGTCGCTACAGAATCAATGGGATGCTCACTGTGTTCGACTTTATCTGCCTGGAAATCCGTTAAAGCTGCATCGCCAGTTGCGTTTAACGCCGCTGTTTTTTGCATCGCAAATGTGTCTAATCCTGGTCCGACTTGATCGTCGCGTGAAACTGAACCTGGAGAAATGCAATGAAACATGTTCTCTCCCAATCTTCGCGTACTTGCAGGAACGATTTCGTTGTCTAACCGACAACGAATAAAAATAGGTGTGCCAGTTCCTCGATTATAAACAACACCTTTTTTGTCTACATAAATACCGCGCCAACAATTGTAACTTAGAAAAAACGACCAGTTAATAATCGATACAGTTGTTGCGTATGGTTGATACCACCGCAAACTGCATCCAGGTAGCGTAAAATAATTTACGTCTTGAGACTGTTGAGTAACACCGTTTCCGTATATTGTGTTCGTGTGCTTCATAGACTCTGCACGAGCCAAAGCAGCTTGCTCTGGCTGCACATGATGCTGCTCAACTTCAAACTCGTCGGCTAAGTTTTCTATCGACAATCGACCATTGATTGTAGACATTAGCCCTTTATCTTTATCCGGTCCCATCTGAGCGTAAGACGAAACAACGTAAGGGTCGCTTATTTGCGTAACTCCCGCTGGAGTTAGGAGAAGCGAGCCATTTGTTGGGAGCGGTGGAAGCGTTACTTTAGGCATAAAATTACTCAGATATTTTAATGGCTGACAATCGAGAACTACCCGTGCGAACGACTATGCCGTCTAAAATGTTTCTCCCGCCCGAACCGGGAGTCGCCCAAGTGTAGCGTAACTCCGTAGAACTACCATCAAGCATTTCTGATCTTGGATTATGCTGGTCTGACCCAGACAACCAATCACTTGGCGCAAGAGAAGCGACAAAGCCTGCAATCTGATCTATAGATATCGCCGCAGTCGTAGTGTTCTCAATCACCTGCATAATTGGAATATTAACGCCTAAATTATTGGGATTTAAATTCCCTCCACGACTAAAACTAAAGGGTATGCCTTTAGTAAGAACATCGTCTCTAACGCCAGAATGGAAGTCTGTGAAAGGGTTGATATCAAGAGGGTCCTCTGCAGAGTCGGCTGGACCCTTATAAAACACAGTTAACTCATCCGATGAACCCCCAACGTTGTGCCATCCAGGGTTTGCAGCCCACGGATCTGCACCACTCGCGTTATTATGATTAACGGGTAAGGTCGGTGAGGGTGAAAGATTGTACGCAGAATTTCGATTTACCCAATTAAAAGAGTTTACAACCGCAGGAGCAAAGTTTGAGCCAATTGTCCAGCTTCCCGTTGAACTACGGTAACCAAGAGCAAAAAATGCAAACAAGTCTAAATACCTTTCAGCCATCAAAGCTTGCGTAAAGTAGGCGTGATTTTTCTTTAATGTTGCGGCATCCGTATCAGGTCCGTCAGGACCAAGTAGTAACTCATTTGCTGCAGCAGAATAAATTGGATCAATGCCCAACAACTCAACATCTAAGTGCAGAATTAATTTTTCGCCGGGGTCTACCGTTAAACTTGACGAAGAAATAAATAATTCTTGGTCCGAATTGAGACCTATCATGTTCCAACCAGATTGGTCAGAAACTCCAGATGAAGTTGGTGTGTAGTTTGAAACGCGCGACCAACCTTTGGCTCTGGTTAGATCGGTTGTGTCGGCCATACCAGGAAAAATTGCAGTCGAGCGAGAAGAATTACCGACAACGGCAACAGCAGCCTTGCCGTCAAAAACACCGGTAACAGAATTCGTACGTTGTAACGAGGTCAAGGTTTTCGTCTCAGAGTAGACAACTTTACTCGGCAAAAATTCATTCGAAAAAGTATTATCTGACAACGAAGTCGAATCAATCGAATTAACCCTATTGGCCAAAATACGTCTTTCATTGCGAATATTACTCACGTCAAGTGGAGTTTCACTCTTAAAATGAGTCGTCGGTAGGTTTCGAGGTTCAAGTCTGGAACTCCCCGATGAACTATCTTCTACGACTCTAAAATCAGGCTCTCGTCTTGATGATGTGAGGGGCAAATCAAATGCCAACAGTCGACGCGAAAACACACCAACAAAATCGCCTGGCGGAAAACTACCCTTTTTTCTTTGTAATCTTCGAACAACCAATTCAATTGTGTGCTCACCTGGCTGTAAATCTACTACCGCACCAATACGAACAGGCATCACTTCAGGACCATAACCAACTGCGCGCGACGATCTAACTTTTTGTCCCGGTCGAGAATCTCCCCGGTCACCATAGCCAGAACTAGTTGATACTGATCGCTGACCAAAAATTGTGCCTGCCTCCGAAAAAGTACCTAACAACGAAGTTAATCCAGGGTAGTTGCTCGGAATTGGGTCGGATTCGTCTGCCCCAGCTTCAGGTGTTTCGTCAATCTCAATAGGTGGGCTGTCACAAACTTTAAGGCCGTGAGCCGACTCTTCAAAAGGTAAGTACTTGCCCGTAATGGATTCCTCGACGATTTTTCCATCTACGCGCAAAGCAAATTGAATCAAACAAGGAAAAAAACCTTCTGAAATATGGTGGTAACCATTTTTATTCGGCTGTCTTCTCTCAGCAAACATACTTGTTTCGTTCAATGGAAAAGAAAACGGATACGGTTCGGTTCTAATAAATTCATCTGTTGCCGTATTAGATGGGCTAGCAAGATACTCCCAACTGTCCGATGGACCAAAAGCGTTCAATACGTCTTTTTCATATAGCGGTAAGTCCTTTTCATGCGTACTCATCCAACTATCACCATCTTCAGGGAACTCTACGTCGGGACTATCCTTATATTTTCTGTATCCAACAATCCACGGCGGCTTGTACTCATAAAAGCCCTGCCAAATATACTGAGCATATGCAGAGATCCACACCTTTGATCGACCCGTACTGAAAGTAATCTGTTGATCGGCGCTTAAATTAGCATTCTTCACAACGGACCAGGCGCCATTGTTAGGAACAACAAAAGGGTACGCTCTTGGATTTGACCCGGTATAAAGGTGATCATCCCTCAAACCAGATCCATCAGATGCAACGGTGCCCTCAAGTTCAACAAAATTAGGTGGTCGGATTGTGCCAATGCTTGGCGCATCTGTTGGGTTAAACACCTGCCAAAAAGGCGGTGAAGTCTCTACGTTGTCAGAATAACATTTGAAATAAGCGCCACTAGCAACTGCAGGACCAGAAGTCGTTGAGTCTAATGTCGTTGAACGCAAATTATCTTTTAAGTTTTGAGACATGAAATTAGTATGATCAAGCTTACCGGCCAAAACATTACTGACTGGATCGACGTCCTCGTTCATATCTTTAGGAGTTAAAATATCGCGGCGACGTAGAAGTCGTCGGGGAAAAATATGTGGCATTACGTGTCACTCCGTTTAGGAACTCTACCCCTCGGCGAACCCTTCGTTGCGATACTTGTGTCGAAAGCAAAACATGCAATTTTAAGTCGACCCAATTCGTGATTGCTTATGTTTGAATCGGAGACTGGAATACTATCTATTCTGAAAGACGGGATGACACTTTGAGCAAAATCGGCGTTTTGGCGCGGTAACTCAGAGTACTCTAAGTTCAGTCTGCGAGGTAAAAATTGCCGCATTTTGGCCGTAACTGGAGCCTCAGAGTTAGACCCAAAAAATGGGGAAACTGTACCCATAATCTCAATCTCAAACGCCCAAGAATCTGCATTCTGAATGTCTACTGGGATCTGGCGCCAAAATAATCTCGAGTCTCTCGCCCTCGAATCACCGACAACAGCTTCAGAAGCTACATCATCTATGATCCCCGAACCTTTATCTAAGCCATGAAGCAGTACGTTATTTAATGTGCTTATCGGTTTCCACGATCCGTTTTTATACAATCTAACCGTTGCAGAGCCAACCCACGAATCCATCAATCCTAAATACAACGTTCGAACATTTGTAGGAGTCAAACCAAACTCGCTTGATCTTAGCCAAGTAGATCGATACCGACACCGACGCACAGGAGCAAAATAGTCTGTTGACTGACGATCAAAAATAAACACTCGCGAAAGACGAAATGGGCTCGACACAGGAACAGACGAAGTACTACCAACAGTAATACTCAAGCCAGTTTCTGATTCAACGTTACGTTCTCTCCAATCAGTACCCACCGCTAAAATATGTTTCGTATGGTCATTAGAAACGCACATATCTGAGATTGTGATACCCAATTTTTTCCTTCGCCAATGAATTCCGTCAAAGGTCAAAATGATACTATTCTCGAACCGACCGGCTTCAGCAATAGCACAAGAGTACTCTCGTTTTTTCGGATCATAGACTCCAGCCGCAAGCTGAAACCGACTTGTATTCAAATCTTGGCGGAACAATTTATCGATAGGCCCACTAATTTTAGTTAGCTGGCTTGCCGCATCTAGAGAATAAAATCCGTCACGATGAAGGAAGATTAAACTTCCGTCGTTAAAAGAATGAATCGTCTTTGGCGAAATACACCCAATAGATGACGATATTGGTTGAGGTACAGAAAAATCATCCGAAATTAAATAAATTGAGTTTTCTGTGAACGCAATCAGGTTTCCACGATGCGACTTAAGCGCGGTAATCTCGCGACCACTACTATCAGGAAAAATAAATTCATTCTTTTCAAATGTTCCTGGAAAGCCCAATTGAGATCGACGAACAATTCCTGGCTCGCCTGGAGTGTTACCAATAATTAATCGGCCCTGATGAGCACACGAAACACGAAAAATCGGCACAGATATAGTCTCAGTCCACTCAAAGCCTAAATCTGTATCTGCGTGATTATCATCGTAGTAAAATTGTTTTGACCCAGGAACTCGGTCGAGCAGTCGGGGAGTTGAGTCTTTATGAACCGTATCTTGGGTTCTATAAATGCGCGTAGCAACAGTATGTTCTGGTGCGTCACCAGAAGACGACACCAAAAAACGACGAGTTAGGTCGTCAATTTCAACACCCATGGCGAGATTACGTGCAGATCGTGTTTCTCCACCAACTAAAAGTTCCTGATTATCCTCTTCTTTCGACACACCAATAGGGAAGAATGGATCGGACTGATTAGTGTGAATCGTGACGCCGCTACTCGGACCAGACATTTCAGACAGATTGCCGTTTATATCTTCGTACTGAAAGTAATAGTACCACGTACCTTTCAACAGTGACGCACGCTGACCAGCTAATTCATCGCCAGGAGTTCCAATTCGACCCTGCCAGGAATACCCCATAGCATTAGGATAATAATTAGCCGTTTCATCATAGTCGGGCTGTGACGGTGATTGAACGAAGGGCTCAGAAGCTGGACGAGAAAACCCAAGCGGGAACACAGAGCCGTCGTAAGTAATCACCTTGGGGGCATCAATACCGTTGGAATAAATAATCCGGTCGCTAATAACAGCGTAGCTGTCCAACACTTCACCGTCAGGGTTCAACGCTAAGTTCGAAATTAGTACCTCGTCTGCGTCGTCGGCGCCCCCCTTAAACCTATATAGCTTGGTGCCAATCCGATACAGCAGCACGTTAATCGTGCCGTTCATTAAACGAGTAGAGAAAATGCTTTGTGGTGCGCCTGATTTACAACCGAATGGTCTCCCCTCCTTCGGACCCAAAATATTGGCCTCTAAGACTGATGCTTCGGAAACCGTGTCCTCAGAGTACGATGAATACCCACCTACAGTTGTAATGCGCGGATTGAATAGTTCTGTTTTGATCCTCAGAGAAGACGGACCCACAATGCTCTGCAGAATGCCGTCGTCTCCAATTTCAAGGTTCTCTACGATGGATGCGAGTGGTGACGGAGCAAATGTCTGATGCCCCTCACCGGGAGGGATGAAAACAGTACTTGTCGTTTGCTCTGTCGGACCACCCACACATCACCTCAGTTACACTACAATTTCGTAGTTTTTATCTTTCCAGGCAGCAGAAAGCTTACCATAAATGTTTGCTGTGCCTTTAAGAGACGGCTGCGAATTCAAAACTCGAGACCTCCAAGACATAAACTTTTCCTCTGCCCAAGGCGCAGGAATATCGAACACGGTTTGCGCCGCTTCCTTTTCAGCCTCGTCAGGATCTTCTATTGGCAACTGATCCTCGTCGCCACGCAAAATTTCTTGTGGTGGAATCCAACCAACTCGCTGCTCATCAAACACCCAACCCATCGGCATCCAATCGTGAATCGATCGATGCTCAACAGCGCCGCTAATAAACTCGACTCCGTTCTTCGTCATCAATGTAGCAGTCCAAATAGGCGAGTCTTTTGAGTTAGCCAAAACACTTACCACCATGGCTTCCTCGTATTGGTGAATCAATGTTTTGCGAAACATCTGATCGCCGACATTAAGTCGTGGAATCGCTGTAAGTGTCGGATAGAATTTTTTACTCATAGATACCTCTTAGTCCTCAAGTGATGTTGATCCAAATGTACCGTAACGGTGCCTCCCAGGATAACCCAAAAGTGGAGTTGGTTCGACAATTCCGCCAGGATTCGCGTAACGTTGGCGGAAAACACGGACTAAATCTTGGTACCGGTTCAAGTGTGCTTGGGCACTTACTTGGTCATTACCGTCAGCTAAACTAACGTAGTACAACGCCAATTCGATCAGAGTTGGAATCGCTTCAGGGTGAATTGGTGCCGTATCCGCGTCGTCTCTAAACTCCCGAGGCAAACGATTGACTCGAAAATCGAGTTCATATCGAGCATCTTGATGCGGAAAAACTTTCCACGCATAGTATCCCGTGCTGTGCTTTAACTGCCTGTGATAGTCATACAGTTCCTTTCCAGTCCACACAATGCGGGCTGCAGTAGAATCCGACGAAAGACGCACACTAACCGCGTCAGGAATCGGTACAGACGACACAGTTTCTAATTCTGTCGGATGATCAAAGGTAGGCTCAACCTCGCACAACAAATGGAATCGTGTGTTGGTTTCAATATCATTGATGTTACCTACGTCACGCATATTCGCAGACAGTTGAGCAACATAATATCGAATCCGCATACCACTCCGACCAAATCGCTGGTGAGCAGGATCACCAAAACCCTGCATGGCATCAATGTTCGTCGCAGAAATGACTAATGCTGAAGGGTCTGTCGTTTCCTTTCGCTGAACATAAATTGCAACTGGTGATGGAGCGCTCTCAAAAACGGGATCGTGAATACCTGAAAATTGATTCTCTCCTGTTACCACCGTCCCTTTTTTGTATGCCCAAGTCAAACCATAGGTACTGTCTTGCTCTGTGTCACCACCAGGCGTAACGAGGGGCGACTGCTGCCACTCTTCATCTTTTCTGCCCCAAACATATGTGTAACAAATAGCCCAAGTACCACGACGCAAACCTAAATTTTCGGTCCACTTATACTCATTTGCTAGCGGAGGGGCCTCATACCCAGGTAAGAAAGTGTGTTTGCCGTACACAACGCCAGGTGTCATTGAAGCTAATTTGTTTACTGCCTCATCAACTTTTGCGTCTTCAGTCGAGTTATTTTTTGTCGCATTTGCCGCAGACGTGGAGTTCTGGCTTGCTTGATAATCTGATCCCTTCGACTCATTTTCATTAACCGGATTAGTGTAACCTATGAGTACGATATCTGGGTTCGCGTTCGTTGTTCCCGTTATCTCTGGTGGCTGCTGCACAGCACCCTGATCCTGAATAAAGTCAACCTCGAGAACCTTCGGTGGTTCAGTTGGCGCCTTCATTTGAAAGTGACGTCCTCTCCAACACCTAAATGGTCGACCTTTGGAGTTGCCTTCGAAATCAAGCATGTCTTGACGACTTGCACCACCAGTGTCAATCTTCCACACTTGCTGGCGTGTTCCGTCAAAAATACGGGCAGGCTCAAGAACCTCCATGACATCGTCGGAAAAGAATAGTTCCGGCTGGTGGATTCTAAAGTGTAGTCGACCGCCGCTGGCGTCAGAGTTGGGAATCAACTTCACGTAAGGCCGATCTATCGTAACGTAATAATTAACTGTACCTTGAACCGTACTCTTGAACCACTCAAGACACTGACGACGGTGAATTCTACCGTTCTCGTCAGTAATCTCAATGTGCATAATTGCGTCCCATTCACCGGTAATCACAGGAAGCCAAGAGGTTAAACTTGAACCGGAACCGATTGAGGTGCCCGCACTGTCCGTAAACTGAAGTAGTCGTTTGTCGTTGTCGCCTGAAACAACCCGAGCATCGACCGCTGTATCACCACTCAAAACATCTGGGTGCAGAACAATATGCTCTTCATCAGGAACGAGGGCTTGTGGAACGTCGCTCGCCATTCGGCGCAAGGCAACATTCAATGCGTCTTTGATTTTAGCGTCTGCTGCGGTCCCTGACGAATCCCATGATCGCATCGCATAAAGTTGTTTACGGAGCATAGCGAGAGCAATATTCACAAGACCTCCAAAATAAGGGGGCGAGGCCCGAAAGCCACGCCCCCTAAGTGTATCACGATTAAATCAAACGCGAATGTACGCAGAAATCAGATTTCCTGCGCTACCACCACCAGCATCGAGGCCATATCCGATGACGAGGTGTTCCTCGCCAGCAGCAAAGACATCAACACCCGCTGACTGGTCATCACCAGACGCCGCAGTAACAAGGGTTGCACCCTTAAAGTCAGTGCCCGTATCGCCAGCCATGACTTCGCAGACACCTTCCTTCACGATCCAACCGTACTTCTCTGCCCCGATTGTGTGCTGAGCCACACCAAGAGTCGCAACTGCGGCTGCTTGATTTGTGTTAGCAACACCATCGAATGGTCCCGCAGGTGTCGTCGAAGAATCACGTACAATGACATTACCAGCAGAAAACTCTGTGCCGTCATTGTAAATGAAAATCCAAGTACGATCGCCGCTGTGAGTCGAATCAGCCGCTGCGACTTCATCGGCAGGTTGAATACGAGTAGTGCCCAATGGGTACTGCTCATCATCATAAACCGTTGAATAAGCTGAGCCGCCGAGTGCTTGGTCCTGAAAAGAATTTCCAAGTGACATAGTGTACCTCCTTAAATCGCGCCGCCGGAAACACAACCTTGAGCCGGAAGCTTAGTGCAGATCATGTTGCCTTGCATTGCAAAGATAGCGGTTACCACGTCCTGATCGCCAACCCGCTCCTTGAACTCCGATACATTCGGGGCTTCAAGCATTGGGAACTCGATGTAGTCCGTGTTGAGCATGTAAGTAACACCGTCTGCTGCGACACCAGTGAAGTTGGAGCGATCCAAATCAATGGACGAAGTAACAGAAGCAAGACCAAGGCTAAGGCCAAGGGTGTTGCTCTTGTCAATCTTGTCGTCGACGAGAGTTACGCGAACGTTTTCACTTCGAGCGTCTTCGAAGTTAGTGTAAGTGTCATCATCCATGAAAATCATGTCTGGACCCTTACCGATACCACCAGCATAGTGAGCACACTGACGATAAGTCTTACGAAGCTGACTCATACCATCAGCGGTGAAAGACGAAATGTCGTTGTACTGGTTGAAGTGGAAGTAACTTGTGCTTGTTGTCACGTTTTGTACAGCAACAGAACGAGAAGTACTGAATCCGAGAAGACCATTAGTCACGCCGGTTCCGATACCTGAGTTAAACTGACCGTTAAGAGTCAGGAAACCCTGAAGTTCTGAAGTGTTAAACGCAAGACCACGACTCGCACCTGTAAGCAGGTATTTGTTGAGGTCAGCTTTTGCAGCTTCCATAGCGGTTTGCGGGTACTCTTCAATCAGACGAATGATCGCCAGCTTGCCAGAGTTCTGAGCAAGTTCACGCTTAGGAATGTTAATCGCCATAACCAGACGATGAGGCTCAACCTCAAACTTCCGAATTTGTTGACGACGGGTCATGTTCAGCAGTTCGTCACCGACGTAGACACCAACACCGCGAGCAGGAGCGCCACCAGAAAAGGAACGTTCAATCTTAGTTCCGCCTTCCATAGGCATGCGTGCTTTCGAGTTAAGTGCCTCGAACAGTTCATTACTGCGAACAAACGAGTTTACCAGAGGCCCACGGAGATCCGCGAACGTAGTATTCAGTAGTTCAGTACTGATAGTCATTTTGTTCTCACATAAAGTGTTACAGGATTTTAAACGAGTTTCACGCCTGCCTGTTGCGTTATGCTGGACCTAAAGGCTACCCAACCGCGTTATAGGTGCGTGATTAAGGTTTACAATACTTGCGCAAAAAGTGCAAACACTTTCATACAAAAACCCTATACATGATAAAGTTTATTTATGGCTAATGCGCAACAAAAAGAAACAGAACAAATTGGCGGTGCTGAATTTGCTGATGCTCCAGGGTTGCATCAGGGCAAAATTAGAGCGCTTTTTGCTACGCCCGATGCGTTTGTCTCAATGTGTCAGATTGTCCGCGAGGACGAGTCTACAGGTTACATGGAGCCTACGCATACGCAAAAGAAACTACTAAAAGCCTACGATGAAAACAGATGGCTGATGGTAAACAAATTTCGTCAAGCAAAGATTACAACTGTGTCAGTCATGCTGCTACTGCGAGACTGTATGTATCTCAGCGGCGTCAAGGGATTGCTTATTGCAGAACGTCAAGACACGGCAGAAGATATCTTTGAACGGATATTATTTGCGTACAACAGGCTTCCAGCCGACGTGCGCATGCCACTTGCTCCAGGTCGAAAGGCAGGCGCAACACAAATGCAGTTCATTCATGGCGGAGGAATCAAAGTTCTTACGGCTGGGGGGCGGTCGCCTGCAATCGGGCGCTCAATCGATCGACTTGTCATAACAGAGTTTGGTGAAGCGCAGTGGCAGCGCAAAGCGGCGATCAATATATTCCCCACAGTAAACAAACGTCCGAATGCAAAAGTGATTCTTGAGTCTACGCCAGGTCGAGCAGGCTCACACCACGAGCAAATGTGGCGCTCAGCATTGGAGGGTACAAGTAGATTTACGCCACTGTTCTTGGAATGGTGGGAAGACGATAGCTGTCGTGAACTTGTTGACGACTTTGAGCCAACAGTTTCTGAAATAGAGTATATGAAGCGACACTCAGGCATGAGTAAGTACAACCTGGCGTTTCGTCGACGAGGTCTAAACACAGAGTTTGTAGGCGACTCAAGACTGTTTTCCTGCAAGTACCCGTCTGACCCGTACGATGGGTGGCTTGGAACCACGAATCCAGTCATGCCTGCCGAAGTTCTCAAGCCTTGGCTGGCCAAAGCAAAAGCCGATCCCGATTTAATGCCCTCTGGTTGTCATGAGTTTGACGGGCCTATGCCAGGGCGGAAGTACCTAATTACTGCCGACCCCGCAGGTTTTGGAAGCACAGGCGATAAATCTGCTTTGACTGTGTGGGACGCACAAGATTGGAAAGAGGTCGCATTTTGGGAAGACCGAGAAACACCTGACCGATTCGCGCAAAGACTCAAACAGATTCAACACCACTACAATCAAGCGTTGCTTGCGGTCGAATCAAACGCGACAGCATGCATTGCGATACTTAAAGATCAGGGAACCAGGAATCTTTTGTGGACTGACCGGAATCACCCTGGATGGTACGCCACACAGAAACGCGTTCAAGAATCTGAAGCCCGACTTGTACAAATGCTCCGTCAAGGTGACATCGAGATTCGCAGTAGAGGCACTTTGCATCAACTGTTAAACTACGACGGATCAAAAAAGAAACGCGTCAGGGGAGAAGATGGGATACTCCATCACTTCGATAGGGCAAGAACTGCTGTAATGGCGGCAGATATTTTGTCTCGTAGGTCATTTAATACTGTACAAAGACACTCAGAATCCACACATATTGCCGGACAAGTTACAATTAGGCAGCTTGACGAGCATAAACGACAAAAACGGCAGGGTGCAACCTCTCCGTTTACACCCGCATCAAGAACTTGGAGTTAAAAATGGCTGGAACGAATAAAAAGAAATCCTCTCGCGCACAACAAGAAGACTACACGCCCGTGTCTGAAGGTACGAAAAAGGACAGCGGCAAAAGTACCTTTGTCCCAAACGGAAAGTTGCCGGATGACGCATCTGTTATGGATAAGGCAAAGGCTGCGGCAAAGGAAGCTGACGAAGAGGCCGTCAAAGAGAAATCTGCACTACTAAAGGCCTTGGAAAAAAAAGAACAGTCGGGCAGCTAAAGATTAGTAACGAGCCAAAGGTTTAGGTATGTCATCGCAACTATCAAAATTAATCGACCGACATTTAGATTTTTATAAACGGTCAGAGAAAACACAGTTTGATAAAGCGCGTAGGTTTTATCGGGGTGATTTTTTTAGTAGTTCCGACAGTGACTTGCATTCCTCGAGAATGGATTCATACCTTTGCTCGAAAAATATGATCTATGCAATCGCAGATACAGCGGTAAGTGCCCTACTCGGACCCAACCCAAATGTAGCTGCTGTTGCAAAAACGCCTAAATCTCAAGACGCCTCATCATCCGTAACAGGATTACTTGAGTACATTTTCCGTACAAACAAGTTTCGACGTAAAGCATCTACAGCGCTGATCGATGCAGTGCTTTGCAAGCGAGGTATCTTCAAGACCGGGTGGGACGCAGAGCGAGACATGCCGATTGTTCGCGCAGTCAATCCGTCAACTTTGTTCTTTGACCTTACCGCGCGTGATCCAGACGACATTCGTTACTGGATTGAAGCTACTGTTATTTCCTTTGAGGAATTTAAGGATCGTGTTCGATCGGGCCTGTATAAACCTGATCTTGTTGGTGACGTCGAGCCTGACAGATTCCCTAAGTGGTTAATGGATCGCAACCAACAAAGCGATACCCAACAAGTACGTGATGCGTTTCAATGGGTAACAATCTACGAATACTATGACCGCGAACGCGGACTTATTCAGCACTACGTAAAGCAAGCCGATGCCGTCGTGTTTGAAGACAAGATTGATTACATTCCGTACTCAATGTTTAGCCTGAATCAATCGGGCATCGACTGTCTTGGCCTGAGTGAAGTACAGCTTGTACTAAAACAACAAGAGACGATTAACGACTTGCTCACGCATATGAAGCAAATCACTTATCTACAAATACCGAGAGTCCTGTATGATTCTGGTCGTATTACAGAAGAGGATTTGAACAAAGCAGTAGAAGCAAGCGTAGGTTCATTTGTCGGAATCAATCCATCAAACAGTGAAGCGTTACGAACATTAGCCACGCTGTTCTATGAAATGCCTCAACCTCAAAACCCCGCAGGCGTTCAGGAATTTGTTGCCCGCCAGGAAGACGATGCTGCTTTTATTTCAGCACTTGCTGAAGCCGCCCGAGGACAGGTTGTGGGTGCTCGAACCGCCACGGAAATGGCGATCATCGACGCACAAATGCGTACACGACTTGCAACACGAGAAGGCCACCTTAACGACGCAATCGAAGACGTCGCGAGAAAAGCGTTTTATCTCAGCAAGAAATATATGCGCGAGCCTCGTCTCATTCGTATTGCGGGTGATCGTCGCTGGGCGCAGTTGGCGCACAAAGATTTAAGAGACATTCAAATGGATTTTGAAATGGTGTCGTACAACCCCATTAGAAAGAATCCAAGCGTTATGATCGAAAGCCTCTTGCAATTGATACCATTCCTTGCAGAAAACCCAAACGTCGACATTCGAAAGCTTACCGAGGAAGTTATTTCGGGTATGGGTTTGTCCCGACGAATCATTATTCCACAAGCCGAATTAGAGGCCATGGAACAAGAAATGATGGCGCAACAGGGTGCTATGGCTCAAGCCGAAGCCCAAGCAAGCTTAGGTGGCGCTGCAGGCGGCGAAGCTTACATACAACAGCAACAGATTGCTCAAATACAACAAATGGTTTCACAACTTCCACCAGAGCAAGCGCAACAAGTGCGGGCTGCTGTAGCCAAACAAGCGGGCTTTGATTTGCCTGCGGCTGACGAAGCTTTAGCTGCTGGTGGTGGAGCGCCAATACGAGAGGGTGAGGCCTAATGGCTCTTTCAAAACGAGACAAAATCCGTAAGGCAAGCTTACTCAAGAAACACAATCTCGAAGGCGTCAACAAACCTAAACGGACACCCAATCACCCAAAGAAAAGCCACATTGTGCTGGCTCAAGAGGGTAGTCAACTTAAGTTAATTCGATTTGGTGAACAGGGCGCAAGCACCGCAGGTAAACCTAAAAAGGGTGAGTCTGATCGCATGAAGAAAAAACGGAAAAGCTTTAAATCGCGTCACCGCAAAAACATCGCGAAAGGTAAGCTGAGTGCGGCTTATTGGGCAGATAAGGTAAAATGGTAATGAAAAAGAAATCAAAAAGCACAGTTAATAAAGCAGGCAACTACACAAAGCCAGGTATGCGTAAGGGCATGTTTGAGCGCATTAAGGCTAGTGGCAAAGGCGGCAAACCAGGCCAGTGGTCTGCACGTAAGGCTCAGATGCTTGCTAAGCGATACAAAGCAAAAGGTGGGGGTTACAAAAACTAATGGCCCTCAAGGACACACAGAAGTCGCTGAAAAAGTGGACTAAACAAAAATGGCGTACCAAGTCTGGTAAGCCAAGCGTCCAGGGGCCGAAAGCAACGGGCGAAGTATATGCGCCGTCAGCAACATTTAAGTCCGTAAGCCGGGGTAAGATTGCAGCCGCAACGCGAAAGAAACGCGAAGCTACTCGAGCAGGTAAGCAACACGCAAAACACGGTCTACATAAAGGTAAAAAGCGATGACCGAATACTCAGACAAAATGAAAGCGTTACGCCAGAAAACAACACAGGCGCTGGACAAGCCTAAGCCCGCGTATCGCATCACAGCAGCGCTACCAAAAGGCGGCGACATCGACGAGCAGTTTGCGTTAATCGAGACCGAGTATGCCTACGGGTCACCATCATCGGACCCAACTCACAGAAAAATTCGTGTCGGCGACTCGCTTCCAGAGGGAGAGGTCACTGAAATTACACCTGAAGGCATTAAGGTTATTCCTGACTACGGTAATGAGTACGTCATTCCCTTGGGTGAAAGACCGGGCTACAAGCCTCCCACGATAAAGAAATTACCGACCGTTCAAGTAAAGCCGCCACTGGAATCTGTGTTTGCTGCAGCCGATAAGTTGGGCGTTAGCCCAAGAGAAGCGGCGTTATATATGACACCGGGCAGTGTTGCCGATGCGATCATCCCCTTTCATACTTTCCGGGACACGGCTTCGGAACAAACATTCAGCCGAGAAGATGAGAAACCGGGCCAATTTGAGTTTAATCCAGACGGAACAATAGACCGCGAGCCCGCGCTTTGGTATGACGAAGAGACCGATACCTTCGAGCCTTACGATCAGGAAAAGCATGGCGGTAAACGCGCCGTCGATAAGAACACTGAAATTTACGGTGACTACATACCTGGCGCAGAGGATATGAGCGCCGACGAACTTCGTGAAGCGTCTTTTGATGCGGCAGCAAAGAACTACGGACAAAAATACGAAGACAGACAGCCGTATGCCGAAGAGGACGTAGAGATTGACGGCATTCCATATACAAGAGAAACGTATGAATCAGGGGAAGTGTTTTTAGTGCCTACAGGCGAAGAGGGAGACATCATGCGTGATTATGATGACGAGGAACAAAAAGAAAAGTTTGAGAGTGATGTGGCCAAAATAAACGCAGCTTTCGGTGGTTGAGTAGTTATGAGTTTTAGAACAAACAATATTGAATGTACCGGCTGTGACTTTTTTGAGTACGAAGTGTTCTACCGTACCTCGGAAGGTCCACCCGACTGCCCTGAGTGTGGCAGCAAGCGTAAGATGAGTTTTAAGGGCTTTACCTGCGCCATCCATGGTCAGGGACCAGGATCATTCGCAGCAGTCGACTTTGGTGTGCTCGGAAAAGCTGAAACCAGAGAAGACTATGACCGATGCATTAAAACCATCGAAGAACGGTTTCCAGGTAAACGAGTCAACATTCAGGGCGAATCTGCCGCCGAAAAATCAGATCGACTCGAAACAATCAAGCACAACTCGTGGAAACGAAACAAGTCCAAAGGGCTCAACGATAAAATTATTAACGAGGTATCAAACCATAAAAAACGGTTGCTAGCTGAAGGGCGAAAGGAAACTCGTAGCCCGGCTCAACTGGTAGGAAATAAATGATGCCTGATCCAAGCACGCGCAGTCTTTTGTCTGATATTGAACTTGTTGAGTACGCAAATCATATGGCGTCACAAACAAATCGCTCGTTACGACAAATAAAGGATGACACACTTAGAGACGCTAAAGTCATTCAAGACCGCAAAACTGGTGAACAACTCAGCGTACCAAACAAATTTATTCGTTCAATAGGAATAAACTCTGCTTTTGAGTTGATGAGGCCTGATCTGTTTCAGGAATATCAGCAACAAAATAAATAACCCCACTGGTAATCTTACCAGTATGTAATAGGATAGTACCATGGCCATCGAAAAACCAATGACACCCGAAGAGGATAAAGCACTTGACGACCAACTTACGCAGTTGCTCAATGATGCTACGGCAGAAATACAAGCTAAGGGTGGTGCCGCTGAAGGCGCTGACATGGCGCAAGAGGGCGAAATGGAAATGGAAGCCGGTAAAGCTGAAGAGGAAAAGGCTACTGAAGGGGTAGACCTTAAACCTTTGATGGAGACCTTAGGTGCTACCGAAGAACGCGCACAGATGCTTTACGATGCGGCTCAACAAATGCAGCAAACTCAAGGGAAGACTCCCAAAGAGTTGTCAGACATGATTGCCGATAATTTTGAAATTCTCATGCAGCTTGAAATGGTTGCGGCCCGTGGTGAAGGCGGTGCTATGGGCGGACCACCCGCAGGAGAAATGCCACCAGCAGGACCAGAAGGCATGCCTGCACCTCCAATGATGCCGCCAGAGGGTATGTAGTATGTGGGAAGAGGACAACGAAGCTGTCGAAACCGAACAAACAGAGACGACGGAAGTCGCAGAATCAACTGATGCTGCACAGGCGCCGAGCGAGCCGGTAGAGGCCGCACCGGTTGAGACATCGTCAGAAGCCGCGCCCGAAGTGTTTGATTGGAATGGTGAACTCGAAGGCTTGCGACAAGCACAGTGGTTCAACGAATTAGACGAAAACATGCAGGGCTCTATGCTCCGTGGGTTCGAAACTAAGTACCAAAACTGGGCGCGCGGATATCAAAAGAAATTTGACGAGTTGTCCCATCAGAGAAAAGAGGCTGATAGGGTTCTTGAGGCTGCAAGAGCACAAGAACGTAAAGTAATGCAGTGGCTTCACGGTGACGTTGACCCAATGCTCGAAAAGCAAAAGGAAATTGACGGCCTTAAGATTGCCCACAAATCTGCTCTTGAGGCTTTGCGTCAACAAGCCGAGTCTGAACATGAAAGAGCAAAAGTAAGTTTTGGCGCCGAACTTGAAGAGGCTATTCAAGCGCGTGATCAAGCACTTCAACAACACGTTGAACTACAGCAACAACTGGAGTCGTTTGAAGCCGCAATCACTGAGCGTGAGGTAGATAGCATTGAAGACTATCTTGTAAAACAAGCATCCGATATCTACGAAAACGATGAAGCCTTTGAAGATTTCTTGATGGCCTGGAAAGCCGGCGCAGACATCGACAAAGCGATTAAAATGGTTCGTGCTCTGTACCCAACACCAGAACCCGAACCAGAACCAGAACCGGAGCCTGATCCAGAGCCAGAACCTGTACCCGAAGGCATGAAGCTTATGAACATGAAGCCCGATGCTGCAGCGGCTACAGAGGGTGGGAACCCCAAAAGCTTTGAAGAAATGATGCAGGCCCTGAAACGAGAAGGGCAGCGCGAAGCCGACGTTCTGCGCAACGCGTAAATAAAAAACCCCCGATGGCCCAAGCTACCGGGGGTTTCTTTTGTCTACGCTGTTTAGGCGAAGATGACGTAAGTAGCATCATCAGTAGATGAAGCATGGTGAATAGTCAGTGTGCCCGATGCAATGACCGCGCCTGTTGTCGCGATGTTTGCGTCCATAGACACGACGACAGGAGCACCATCAAGCTCGGCAGTAAAGCCGGTGACTGTCGATGATGTACCGCTGCATGTCACCTTACCGACGATAGGAGCGCCGTTGGCAACACCAGGCTCGAGAACATAAGCGCCTGTGCTCGCGTTTACGGACGTAATCCGACCGACACGAATGTTCGCACTAAATGCAGCGCCGTCAGCGGTGGCCGCAGGAACAGCACCCAAAGTAACGCCGCCAGCAGTAGCTGCGTCAAGGTAAACCGCATCACCAACTTGGGCGGCAGCAGAAGTGTCTTTACCTGTGATTGTTTTCAATGGAACAGCCACAGGAGTATACTCGCCTGCAGCAGCCGCATAGTCAGCCACAAAGAAAGGACCGCGACACTTGGTAAGTACGTTAGCGTCTGCGGGCTCGACCGACAGGAAATCACCCTGCATACCAGTAGCGACGATAATGTCGTTCTCGGCGACAGCAGAAGCAACATATACCTTCAAAGCGTTTGATCGAGTTTTAGTTACGCCAGGGTGGATTTGAGTTTGTTTAAATTTAGCCATTAGATTCTCCAGTCCCTCAAGGGGAATTCAATACGCAAAATCACGTGGCATTACTATATCACTTTTTATCTGATTTAGCCTCGACTGTGCGCTTTTTCTTTTTCGCAAGACCGCGTCTTCGTGCAAGATCGTCAGCCTTTGCCTCCGTAACCTTTGCCTTGCCCAAAGTAGGTAGTTTCGCAGGGCTCGAAGATTCTGCAGGCGGAGCATCTGGTTTAGCCTTTCGCCTTGTAGGTGTGGTCGGAGACTTTTTCTGTACCGTAACGTACTCACCAAGCCTCTTGTCATACACAACATTCAAGCCTTGCTTCATTTGCTCAAACTGATCCAACGCCTCTGCCGTCGCAGGCATGTCTCCGCGCTTGACTTGCTGCTCAATAAACTTCATTTCGTCAGGGCTAAACCTGGAACTCATATCCTTGAGATCAGTGAGAAACTGTTTCTGTGGCAGACCCTCAATCTCACCTTCGCGAACAACACGCTTTTTAAGCTGCTCTGTGGTACCTACAGCGCGACGTTTACCTTTCAAAGCAGCTTGAGCCTCAGATCGAGTCAAATCGTCCGCACGCTCAGTTGCGCGGCGTTTAGCTATGTCTCGTACCAGCTTGTCTCTCGCCTCAGGACTTAAATTATCACCAGGGTTAATAGTTGCAGCCTCTGCCAAAGCCCGTTCGTGACGAGCAAGATCACGCCCGAGGCCGGGCATTTCCTTTGCCTTTGCCAACACTTGTTGTTGCTGCTCGAGGGAGAGAGAATCGTAGTATTTGCCGGGGTCAACAACAAGTCGCCTTTCGTCAAAGTGAGCGGGAAACTCTTTCTTCGCCAAAATGCTCAAGTCATTAACTAATGAATCGCTCATTCCAATCGTGCCCTCACTGACGCCACGAGTAGCTTCAGGCGTCAAAGGCATACGAGCAATAATTTCTGCAGTTTCTCCAGGGTAAGGATCAGGCGCATCCTTCGCGGCCTTCATTCCCGGCTTACCTACCAGAACCCGACCAGATTCATCGACAACTGCAGCCCGAGTCGCCTTTGGATCTACAGTTACAATTTCACCCAATTCGTCTAGTTGCTTGCGCTCGCTTGCGGTGGGCAACCGAGTAGTTGTACGATCAACAACTTGACGAGCCTCACGCATTTCGTCTTCGACTGTTTTTACCTGCGCGCCCTTGCGACCCGCACCAGCACGAGGACCGCCACCCAAAAACGGCTTGGTCAACGGCTCTTCCATCATCCCGCCAGTACCAAATTGAAGTGGGGGCTTGTATGGAAGTGGTGCCTTACCTTCGGCAACACGAGCCTCATTCATCGCCGCGTGCTCAGCACGACGAGTCATTTCTGTCTTACCACCGGTGCGGGACTCCCTGAAAGCAATCTCGGCTTTATTGACAGCACGACTCGCGGCACCTTCAACATTTTTCCGCGCTAAATCAGCCTGACCTTGAGTTATTTTACCGGCCTTAAGATCAAAGGCAATCTGAGATAATCGTTCAGTCGCTCTATCGTCGATCGCCGCCAGATTTTTTCGAAGCGTATCTGCCGATAAACCCTGCATTGATTTTGCTGCTTTCTGCAAACCTTTGTTCATTGAACGAAGTATTAGCGGGGAAAAAGGTAGGGCCATAAAACCAACACCCATTGCGGCGTCAGCGCCCGCACCCTCTTCACCTATCAAATAACGGCCTGTTGCCGCACCCGTATAAAGTATGTCACCCGCCGTCTGAGTAAGTAGTTCAGGGGAGTACCCCAACAATTCACCCCGCTCTTGAAGCCTTTCAAGAGTTTGCCGCTTACCCATACGATCCACAACTTTCTGTATTTCAGCATCTTCAGCGCGCTGATCACGGAGCATCGAAAAAATTTCATCCTCCGTCATAGGCTTGTCTTCTGTAATGGAAACAGTGGGCTCCCCTACCGACAAAACAGTGGGCTCTGAGGACACAATACCGCTACCAGCCAGCATTGAGTCGTCTAAGGTAGGGGGAAACTGAGCAGACGTACCACGACGCTGCTCCTGCATTAGGCGATCATACTCAGTCATATCAGACATATCAGCCATGTTTAGTACGCCTTTTTATCTCTACCTACTCGTCTAGCGGCAAGACGACTAGACATTCGGTTTCTTCTGGCAATATCTAAACCCCCCGCCTGAGACTCAGAAAAATGATCCATGTGACGGTATAGGGGTAGTTGATGTTCAGGGCCAAACTCTACGCCCGCATACGTATTTTGCCCCTTTAATTTTCCTCGAGCCCTCTTTTTAGCCTTTACTTTTTTACCGCCTTTGGGAAAAAATATTGTGTTAATTAAATTTGGCGGGGGCTTGTACAAAGGATTTTTAGACACGATATTCTCCGTCGATAACTACTTTAACACAACTAACCGGTATTTTTGAGACCGTAATTGTCTTTTGCCCAACCATCGCCCCGCAAGGCAAAACTCGTCAACGCTACTTTCTTTTTCATTTGCTTACTACACTTCGTGCAATCGGGCCACCTGTCGCCAAATTTCTGAAGCACTTCGGCAGTGCAACCACAAGCGTTACACTCAAAAACATAAAGGGGCATAATTCTAAAATCTCCCAAAGATCGGACTATATAGTATGTTACCAAAGTTGACACACTATATAGGTAAACGTTACCCTGGACGAGACCGCCAGGTCAGTCCGACAAATTTAGCGCCCGATCAGTACCTCTCCACTGGTCGGGCGTTTTTTAGTAGTTGTGTTTTTTGCCGTACGGATTGTGGTCACCATACGACTTGTGCGGTTTCTCATCCGACTCATTATCGGACTTATATTCCGAATCGTCGGAATCCTTTCCACCATGCTCCTTGCCGTACATTTCTTCGCAGATTTCAATAAGCTTATCCGCCTGACCTGCGTGCAATTCAGACGCCTTGTACAACTCTTTGGCCATTTTCTTCATCGCCATGTGAGGATCGTCCGAATATTTGTCACCCTTTTTGGATTCACCCATATCCTCGCCCATCATCATCTTTTTCTTGGCGTCGACAAAAGAATCACCGCCGAAATCGGGCATGGCATCGCCAAGCACCTCTTTTTTCGCCATGATAATAAGTTTTGGTCCAGATCCGTGCATGATACTTCCTTATATTAGCTATTTGAGCCCGATATTGCGCTACCAGCTACGATTCGGGCCAATCGTTCGTCGAAATCTACGTCAACTGTAACGCCAACCCGCGTTTCTGCCGACTCTGACTGCGGTGTTATTCCGCATCTGTCCAATATGGCCTCAGATGCCTTGACTCGGTCCCGTGGTTGCGCCCCAACGTCCGTAGCCACCTCTAAAAGTGCGCTCAATGCGGCTTCTGCCGCCTCTTGAAGGCCCTCACCAAGGACTTGTTGCCGCCTTTCCGCACCATCTTGGATGGCATCCACAAATTCTGGCTCTTTTGACCAAGACCAAACTGTTGTTGGGCGGATTCCAAGGCGCCTGGCGGTAGTCGCAACCGTATATCCGGCCCCAAGCAGACTTTTTGCGGTAGTTTTTAGGGCATCGTTACCGTCAAAACGTGTTTGCTCGGCCAACATCGCAACAACTTCGGACTCGCCAGCGGGTACAACAGTGCTCGGCACCAATTGTAGGCCTTCAGGCGACGGTAAAGTCGGTTGAGTGCGTTCTGATTCGTCTTCCATAGACCCACATTACCCTGACGGAAAACTATTCACAAGCGCAGCCCCGAAAACTACTCTTCAGATTCGGGGGTTCCAGACATGTATTTGCCGATAAATATTTCTGTGGCGTTTTCATTGCCCTGAATCGGAATATCCTCACCAACGGGGTAACGAATACCTACCGGGTCGAGGTTAAATGACCCGATAAACGGAGTATTTGGCCCTGCCCAACAACCTTCTACGTTGTAACAAAAATAATCCAAGGCCTCTTCATACGTAGCGCCCTTATCCATCAATATCTGAAGACACTTTTCTCGGTCATAAAGCGCCAAAGGCTCGGTGCCACAACGCGCAATCATGCCCACAAGCGCTTCGTCAAACCCGTCGTACATGATTGCTTCAGGATTTAAGTCCTCTAAAGTCGAAACAATATCTGCGGGCGTCGAAATCTCTAAACTCATTACACTGACCATCCATGAGGAATAATATGACCTGGGCCATATGGGGTTGTTTGTACTTTAATCGTCTTTCCTGAGTTGTCTGTACCGTCGTAAGCCTCTACGTCTTGTAGTGACGGGTCTGGAGACCAGTAAAAAACCATCGTTTCGTTGTTCGTCTTACCCCAATACCTACGCCAACCCTGACGATCGTAGTAAGAATGAATATCAGACTGCGAATCTGGAATGCGTTCGCCAGAACCCCAACGATGCCAACCTTCAGGAACGCGAATCATACCCGCGTTATCCAGTTCATATTCCTCGACGACCTCAACAGGCGTCACCTCTTTAGATTCAGTAGAGGCTTTTGAGGGTGTGTCAGGGGTAGCGCTCACCTTGGTGGGAGCCCCTGGCGGTGGAGGCGCGAGGCTGCGGTCTTTCAACCCACGAACCAAAGCCAAACGTGCAACAGTTTCGCGTGTAACGATGATGCCAAGTTCGCGAACAGCGTCAGAGTCACTGACAATTGGGACAAGTTCGTCCAGTTTGGCAAGGATTTGATCGTCGATTGGAACTTCGATTGTTTGCACTTGGGCCTCCAGACAAAGAACCTACCACGCGGGGATAACCGTAGCAAGGTGGTAATACCATTACGGTAAGGTGTTTTGGAAAATATTTTTGGAAAAGGAAAGGCCCCCCCAACAAGGTACCATGGGGACTCTAAGTAGGGTGTACCCCCCTCCCCCCTCGCGGCGATCTTACAGACACAATCCGGCGCCGGCACTATCAACGTCTCTCTTTCAATCACCGGGGGGCGGATTGGGTAAGTTTTTCCGTACACAACCATCCACACCACGGCGGGGGGCGGATCGACATATCTTACCGAGCATACCTGGCCACGGTACACACCATTCAACCTTTCCGGTCGGATCGACCATGTCGCGGTGATCAACGATGCGGCTCGGTGAAGAACGTGGCCGGGCCTCGTCCCGATCAAGCCCTTCAGTCATACCATGCGTTCAGAACCCTGGGAAAAACAAAGAGTATTTTTTTGCTGCTGGTACTTAATTTGTTTCGACTAAAAAAATCTTCCTTTCTTTTTCCCATGAACCTGCCCACCTGGTCGGACTGGGTCGTGATCGGGACGGTCCCGCCCACAACCTTCACCCTCACCACATCGTTGCTCCCTCGCGCCACGCTCGCTCCACCCTCCAAGGGTGAAGGGTGCGCGGCGCCGGGAGCGCAAGGAGAGACAGCCATGTCCGCGTACAAACGCCTGTGGCTCGAGCGCGAGCAGCGTGACCACGCCGCCGCGAGAGCCGCCGAGAGAGAGACCACCACGCCCGAGGCTCCCGATGCTGCCGCATCGGAGCCAGCCGTTCACCCCGACCAACAACCGCTCTTCGTGCGCGGCGACGTATCCGTGCTCGCTGCCGGACTCGCTGCCATGATGGAAGACGACGATGACGATCAGTGGATCGGAGGTGCCGAATGAGGTGCCCGCACACCGGAGAGACGCTTGACTGCGCGTTCCTCCGTCGATTCATCAACGAACTGGGAACTTTGGACGATACTTCCAAGCGCGACCGATACCAGCTTGAGAAGATAGCTAGGTACTCGCGTGTCGCGTACAATCAGCTTACCGACAAACATCTTCGGGCCTGTGCCGTTCGCGAGGGCGACGTCACTCCAGAAAAATCCGAACGGAAAGCGAGCGACTGGGAAATGGAGCGGATGGGTCTCATGAGACAAATCCTAAAGAACGTAAACCTGTACGCACAATCGAAAATGCATACGTCGTTCCTCCCCATTGATCCTGAAATCACGCTTGTAGGCTACGAGCCATAGGGATTCCACTGCATGCTCATCGGGCTTCGCTGTCCGATGACCATTCTGTGAAATCCTTCACAATATCAACCACTTAGGAGGCCACATGGCTAAATCCAACGACCGCGTAGAGACTATCTGCAACGTGATCGGCAACATCTGTTTGCTAATCACCGTAGCTTGTCTGCTCGCTATCCCGATCACCTACGAGTTGTGGCTCGCTGGCTACATCGACTAAACCCTAACCAACCTGGAGGTCCACATGGACTACACCGCACTGCTCACGCTTCTCGTTAACCTTTGCGAGGAGCGCGATGCCGCAGTGCTCGCTAAACTTGCAGACGACATCGACGTTGTCCGCAAGATGTACTCCGAAGATTACGACATGAGTCGTGGGTCGCTTACATACGGTGAGCGTCCCGAATCCGAAGAGTACATTCGTTCCGCGCTTGACGCACTCAGTGCTTTCTGCCGCGCAAACGATGAGTACAACGCAGCTTAATTCCTTTCCGCGCTCATCCGGCTTCGGTCGGATGGACGTTGTGAGTAATTAAACTCTAACCAACATAGGAGGCCACATGGCTTATTCCGATAACTCCTGCCGTGTTTGCGGCAAAACCACAGACGGTCTACCGATTGCGTTCTGCTCTGGTCGATGTCTGTACCATTCCAACCTCGACCGCGAAATGAAAGTTCTGTTCCGCAACACGGTGTTCGTTCACACCAAGGTAACCAAGCGTAACTGCTCCATCCTGCCCGATTGGATTCGCAACGACCCGAACGAGCATCAGGTTTTGCGCAGCAACGCTGGTTACTACATCGGTTCTATGTGCGATGACGGTATCCCCTACGCTCGCTACACACCGTACCTCAGTGAAGAACGTGCAACCTTCCTCTTCAACACACAACGCTGGGTATTCATCGCTCGCGAAACCCCGTAACACCACGTAACACTCTGTAACACAACCAGTGTTACGCCATATAGTAGGTTCATCCAAGCACATTCTAAAGTGTAACACTGTAACACACTTTTCCTACTATACCCTTACGTGACGAGAGTGACAGTGGGTTTGCAGCACAACGCTTGCGCTAAACCCATTGTTCATTTCTATATGTACGTCCTATCCACAATATCCGTGTTACAGTGTTACACCTCGCGATACCTCCGGTTCTTCCTACCGTATCGCGTAACACACCACCTGTTACACTGTGTAACGCCAGTCTGAACACTGCAGCAAAAGCCAGGTTCAACCGTACAACACAGCGTAACACCAGGCTTTCACCAGCGTTCATAGAAACAACCAACCGACCAGGAGGTCAACATGGCAACACCCAAACTCAAAGTTCTTTACGTCAACACAGACGGCACCCTTCCAGGCGCCCCAAACCTCAAGCAGATTTGGACATGCGGCCCCGGTCACTGGACTGCAGAAGTCGTTGCAATCTACGCAGAAGCTTCAGACCCCAACGCGAAACCGTACCACACGCATATCGAAATGACGAGAACCGAAGCCTACGAC